AAGAGGACACAAGATGCGATTCGCGCCGGTAATTCTGTTGACACTACTGATGGCGGGCTGCGCAAGCCCGATGGCTACAACCGCGACTAATATGGCTGTATGCGAAGTCTGGATGCCGATTTCGTGGTCTTCCAAGGATACAGACCAAACTATCAGGGAAGTGAAGGTTAATAACGCACGCCGTGATGGGTGGTGCGATAAGCGCAAATAAATGCTAAAGTGCGCTTAAATGGAAGGGTTTTGCTTTGACCACAGGCCTCTCATATAACGGCACCGTTGCAGGGACTAATAGCTACGTTGAGCAGCTGGCCAATCTGGCTGTCGTTAAGCTTAACTTAGCAGACCCTACTGACCCTTTTACGATCCTGATCCCGCAAGCGATCACATACGCTGAAAATCGTATTTATCGTGACTTGGACTTCTTAAGCACCGTCACCCGCAGCTCCTCTTATCAGCTTACAGCTGGCAACAGGAACCTGACAATTCCAGCGGCTAACTTTGTTACGATCCAAGAGCTAAACGTTGTTACGCCAGCTAACATCACAAACCCAGACCTTGGTACACGCAACCCTCTTTTACCGACCACAAAAGAGTTCCTGAACAATGTGTATAACGCGCTTGGCGTTACGGCTGTACCTGAATACTTTGCCATGATTGACCAGAACAACGTGATTGTCGGTCCTTGGCCCAACAACAGCTACACCGTCGAAGTGACGGGAACAGTGCGTCCGAATAGCTTGTCATCGACCAATACAACGACATTTATCAGCCTTTACCTGCCAGACCTGTTCCTTATGGCTTCCATGATCTTTGTATCTGGCTTCCAACGTAACTTTGGCCGCCAGTCCGATGACCCAGCAATGGCGCAGTCGTATGAAGGGCAATACAAGACACTTCTAACTGGCGCGATGATCGAAGAGGCGCGCAAGAAGTTCCAAGCCTCTGCTTGGTCTTCTATGTCTCCTTCTGTGGCCGCTACCCCAACAAGGTAACGCGCCATGCCACATGCATCACTGAAACTTATACCGGGCGTAGATCAAAACCGGACATTAGCTCTCAACGAAGCGGCCATATCCGAATCAAACTTGATCCGCTTTGTGCCGGACCGGCAAGGGCTTGGCCTTGTTCAAAAGCTTGGTGGTTGGTCGCGGTTTTATAACAGCCCTATTGATTCAAAGGTGCGATGCCTTTGGGCTTGGCAGACGCTTAATGATGAAAGTTATTTATCTGTTGGCGCTGAAAGCAGTCTAAACACAATTAATAATGGCTCTCTTAGAAACATCAGTCCGCAGTATTCTGTAGTAAATCCTCCTGTTAGCTTTTCGACTGTATCGGGAAGCGCTGTTGTTACCATTACAGATGTTAATGCAAACGTTGATGATTACGATGCCGTTTGGATTAATACTCAGGTGACAGTTGGAGGCCTCCGACTGCAAGGTCTTTATCGTTGCACGGCAATTAGCGCTAATACATATTCTATTACAGCAACTGACGTTCTTGGCTTTGATCAGCCAGCCACATCAACTGTCTCCAACGGTGGAGATGTTGCTGATTTTACTACAACTGCTAACTCCGCAATTGTCACTGTAACGTTGACAGCACATCAATATGCTGTTGGCGATACAGTTACTTTTCTTGTATCTACAACTGTTGGTGGGATATCGATCTTCGGCAACTATGTTGTTGTTGACGTGCCTTCGGCAAATACATTTATCATTAATGCCAGCAATACAGCTGCAACAGCGCAGACGCGGCCAATCAATAATGGGTTAGCGCGATTTACGTATTATAACGGCATTGGCCCTCTTGCCTCTGGGTCTGGTTACGGCATTGGCGGTTATGGTTCGGGCGGCTATGGCTCTGGTATCCCCCCGACTGCATTCCGCATAATGACAACCATTGGCGCGAAGGGTAATGGGACGACAGCAACACTTAGCCACACAACTAATATTAAATTGGCTATAGGAACAGAAGTAACTGTAAGCGGGATTACCCCAGTTGGATATAATACTGGTGCGCCAGTTTTGATAACAGCTTCAACTTCAAACATATTTAATATTACAAACGTTGTTGGTAATGGTACAACCGTAACGGTAACGCATGATGGAAGTGCCGCAATAGAAGTTGGCACGTTCATGACAATTTCTGGAGTAAACCCCGGCGCTTATAATGGCACTTGGGCAGTAACCGGTTCAACAACATCAACGGTATCGTTTGCAAGCGCTGTCACAACAGCTTACGTGTCTGGTGGCATTGTTGCATCGAACACAATTTCATACCTTAACGCTACTACTGGCGCGCAGACTGTTGCTGGCACGATTACAGTGAACCAGCTTACCAATATGCAGGCTCTTGATTGGACGCTTGATAATTGGGGTGAAATCCTGATTGCATGCCCCAACTTTGTAAGCACTGATCCGGGCCAGACCGACGATTACTTAACTGGTGGAGGCATCTTCTATAATCAGCCAGCCGCCGGTAACCCTGTTGCTACGATCATACCAACAGCGCCTCCTGCAAATCGCGGCATTTTTGTGTCTATGCCGCAAAGGCAGATTATTGCTTGGGGTTCAACGTTTAACGGAATTATCGACCCTCTCTTAATTCGCTGGAGCGATGTCGGTGACTTTAACGTTTGGGCTGGAACGGTTACAAATCAGGCTGGTTCATACCGCATCCCAAAAGGATCAAAGATCGTAGGATGTATTCAGGGTCCACAACAGGGTCTTGTCTGGACTGACTTGGCGATATGGGCCATGCAGTATGTTGGCCCTCCATATGTCTACAGCTTCAACGAAATCGGCACAGGTTGTGGACTGATCGCGCCAAAAGCATCAATTTCGATGAATGGCGTTGTTTACTGGATGAGCCAGTCGCAGTTCTTCCGCTTGTCTGGAAGCGGCGTTGAGCCAATTGCGTGTCCAATTTGGGACGTAATTTTCCAAGATTTAGACACAAACAATTTGGATAAAATACGTGTTGCGCCAAATTCACGATTTGGTGAAGTAACATGGTACTACCCAACAAATAGCAATGGCGGCGAAGTCAGCCATTACGTTAAGTACAATGTGTATATGAACCAGTGGGACTTTGGTGCTATTGGTCGCACAGCTTGGATTAACCAGTCTGTTTTTGGGCCGCCCATTGGCGCGACAACTAACAATATCATTGTCCAGCACGAAACATCGACAGACGCGGATGGTCAGGCGATGAATTCGTACTTCCAGACTGGTTACTTCCAACTAAACGACGGCGACGTTCTGACGTTCGTTGACCAATTCTGGCCTGATGCCAAGTGGGGTTATTATGCTGGAACACAGAACGCAAACTTGCTGCTGACTTTCTATGTGACCCAATACGCTGGTGACCAACCAATTGCCTATGGTCCGTTCACGCTTACAGAGGCAACGCAGTATGTGACACCACGTCTACGTGGGCGTCTTGTTTCTATTAAGATAGAAAGCAATGACGTTGGTACATTCTGGCGTCTTGGAAATATGCGCTATAGGTTCCAGCAGGATGGTAAATTCTAATGGCTAGTTTAGACGATATCCTAACAACACAGAAAAACGGCGTAGTAGCCATCAATGCACTTAACAATATTACCCTTGGCGCGGCGGGCACAGTTACGTCTGCAACAGTAACAACAACAACTCTAATTTTTGCAGGATCTGGCAGGCTTGTGAATGTATCTGTTGTTGTTAAGGGTTCGGCGGATGGAAAAATTCACAATTCATCAACAGTTGCTGGTATTGCGGCGTCGAATGCACTGTGTGCCGCATCTTCTGTAGCGTCTGGTGTTTACCAATGTGGCCAAGTTTTCACGAACGGCCTTGTGATTGATCCGGGTGCCGGGCAGTCTATCAACGTAACGTATTCTAGCGGGTAAGGTCATGCCTCTTAAAAAGGGTCAATCAAAAGAAACTGTTTCGACCAATATCCGCGAACTTGTCCACTCTGGTAAGCCGCAGAAACAAGCTATTGCTATCGCACTTGACGTGGCGCGCAGATCCAAAAAACAGGTTGGCGGCGCACAGGTAAGTGGCATTCCAAACAATGACTTGTATCAGTCGCAATTGCTGGGAACCCTTTCTGGGAAGACTGTCGCTCCCGGCGTGGATCCTGTAACCGGAAAAGCAGTCGCGCCAGAAGGCACCGCCGCAGGACCCGGTGCATCTCCTATTATGAACCAGATGATTGCTGACAAAGTTGGCGCTGGTGATGGTGCGACAGGCGGCGGCGAAGGTGGCAACGGCCCCGGCAACAGCAACGACAGTCCCGGCGACAGCGCTGGCAACTCCCCTGCAGGCGATGGCGGTGGTGTCATGGGTGGTGCGATGGCCTCCGGTGGCTCTGCTAATGAGGGCTATTTCCAAGGCCGTGGCACGACCACTAAGATCCACGCTGGCCCTATCCATAGTCCTGTAGCGGGTCGCACAGACCACCTGCCGATGCATGTCGCTTCAGGGTCATACGTGATCCCTGCAGACATCATTTCTGCTATGGGTGAAGGCAATACGATGGCTGGCTTCAAGGTCGCTAATACGATCTTTAGCCGCATTCCGGGCATGACCGGTACGCCGGGTGCTGATGCCCAACTGGGTTTACCCGGCAAGGCTGAAGGCGGTGGTATTGAAGATGCTGTACCCATCGTTGCAGCTGGTGGTGAATATGTCATTACGCCTGATGATGTAAGGCGCATTGGCGAAGGAGACTTAGACCGTGGGCATCAGGAGCTTGATTTGTTTGTTAAGGCCATGCGCGCCAAGACAATCAACACCCTGAAAAACCTCCCCGGTCCTAAGAAGGATTAACAGA